CTCATTATACACCTTCTCACCATGACCAAAAACTTGGCGCAGCGCATTTTCGCAGTTCACAATGGTATTCTGAACCGCATCCCCTTCATCTGAAATCCAATTTAATTGTCCTTCAATACTATCCATTTCCAACGTTGGTAAATAATAACCTCTTTTCAAGGGATGCTCCTTCCAACCGCTCTTTAAAAATGATGTTTCAGTTATATCACAATACGGAATCATATCATCACTCACATTTTTATAAACATCTGTGTAAACCATATCATACTTTGCAAAGAAATCATGCAAAGTTTTTACATTAAACTCATCTGCTACTTCATCCGATACAGAAGCTACATTATCATCTCCATACGTAATCAACCACATAAATTTATAAAACTCTGCGAAACTACGTCCTGTTATCATATGCCATGCCACTCTAAAATATATACTATTAATCATAGAATTAAAATTAGCTGTAAATAATGATCCCGAAACAATACCACACATAACCTGATACAAAATATCGTAAACTAAATGAACTGCATTTAGCAATTCAGCACCCATCATCTCTATCAACAACAAATGTTCTTCTGACGCTCCATAAAATTTATACCAGTTCTTAATAACCTGTATCAACCCATGACCAACTATTGTCTGCGCTCTTGGACCAAACTTACTATGATCTCCAGCTACTATCTTCTTACCTTTACGTTGTAAATTCTTTAACATATGCGTCCATTCCTCTGAGTAAGGGTTAACTCCTATAGCATGCTCAAGATCCATTCTATTATGATTATGAGCCAAAATAAAATCTCCAAAAACTTGTCTTGACTGAATGGTAAAGTCTACAGGCGACATAGAAAATATTCTAGTGCCTCCTTTCTTCTTACATTTCTTTTCCGGGAGAGTCTCATCCTTCAAGCAATCTGTAAACACTGTAAAAGGTTTAATCTTCTTCTTCCTCATAGCATCTTTAACTCTCATAATCTTCTCCAATTCGGGATGGATTTGTAAAGATTGAACATTTCCTTTATCGTCCTTTTTAATATCAAACAACCATCCTTTACCAACACATCCACGTGGACGCATCTTTGATAAGGGAAAACCTTCACTCGTATCCATTGGTAATGATTCCAATCCTATAAGAGGATTGCCCACTATTGCTTCTTCAACTGATAAAATCGAAACAGGCCTGATAGGTTTACACTTCGCTATTAATAAATTTTCATAATCATCACAAGCTAACTTCACAACCTCCGGTGGAAATTCTATTGGGGGATGACCATGAATAGCAACCCCATCATATAAAGGAGAACTACCGGGTGGTAATCTATCATCATATGGATCTAATGGTGCTGGAAAAGTTTTAACATCAAATTCTCCATGAATTACACTCTTTTTAATTCTTGTTTTTCCAGAATTCTGCTGGGCATATATTTTAGGCACTTTACCCAAAACAAATACCGATCAATCTAATGTGTGATCATCTAGAGTAATAGGCTCCAAGTTAGGTTGATAAACTTCCATTTCCATACTATCTTCCACGTCTTTCCATTCTTCTAATATTAATCGTTCGGCAAACCCAAGATCGTGTTTTGGGGATCCCGCAGTGTGCATACCTATAATTTTTCCCGAATCCGCATTTAATAATAAACTACCACATACACCTAAACCTAGAACTCCTTTATAAGACCAACACCTATCTATAACTACACTAGACGTTGTACCTGATGCATTAACTACTAACCCATCAAAAGCTGTAAAGTTTACTGCTTGCATCTTAAGAATATTTCCAGTACTACCCGGTCCAATTGCTGGCTGAACTACGACACCAGACGACGACATTCTTAATTCATCCTTAGAAGTAACAAAATGTTTAATCATATTCTTAAATTGTTTTACTGTTTTAGGTAACTCTACAACACACAAACCATTATACAAAACATATCCTGTACCCTCTCGACTATCATCAAAATCATCTTCACGTTGATCCTCCAGTACGGAAAATTCATCTACACACGTTATAGGCAAAGGTACCTCATTCTCTCCGTTACACAATAAGACTAACTTAGCATTTGGATCTTCACTAGCATAAAACTGTATATCTTCAATATAATGTCTGATTATTAAACATTTTCGATCACCAATCATAAACACTCTATACGTTCTTTCAGCCTCTTTATTAAATACATTAAATTTTAATTTTAAAAATACTACATTTTGCGATACCGATCTTATGATATCTGACACATTTTGATTCATATTGTGCTCACCAATCACTTCTTTCGTTGTCTGCGTATTCTTAATCAATTTTCTCTTAGACGTAATCTTACGATTTTCTCGTTTCATTTTATTCTTATCATAAGCTGCTCCTTGATGCTCTATAACACAATCACTCTTCTTAAAGAATAGAAACCAGGCACTAATAATCAAACCTACTCCAACCATTACTATCTTCCAATTATCGAAAAACTCATATAAAGCATAACTCCACTCTTTCAACTTAAATAAACATTTCTCCTGAAACGATTCAAGAGCTTCTATTTGTAACTCGCTAATAGCATTATCAAAGGCAAGAGTACTAAACTTAGGAACTCCCTGTGGACATTTTACAAAACCAAAAATATAATCAACAAAAGCTACACACTCTAATGCACAACAATTACCACAAGCAACTCCATCAATAGATGAAACTGCTGATCCATCCATTGAAACTCTTGTAAATTGTTGTTGATTTTCAAAATAAACTGTGTTCCCATCTAATTTATAATGGGGACATTCTACCATAGTACTCATCTTATAATACATTAATTTAAAAATACGCATAACATCAAGTTCATCAAACATTCCTACTTTTTCCTCTCTGTCAATACAATGTTCCAAATATACTAATAACTCAAAATATAATTTAGGTTTTGTTTTAAACTTGGTTAAAAATACTAATAATGACATTAATCTATCTTTAGAAGAATTTAAATTTCTAATTTTATACCCTATATTCTTAATTAACATTAAAACACCATCTTCCTCACCATTATGCTCTGCTACTAAATCACTCATATCAAAAACTTCCTCTTCATCCGAATCATCATCTCCATAAACACTACACTCATTTACTAAATCCTGCACTGATAATAATGGCACATCTGATAACAGTGACATACATTCTGCACCTCCATTGAGTTCCTCACTACCCAAACAACCTTTCATTATTTTATTTGAATCAACAACCATCTTCCTACTTACCTCATTAAATGGATTATAGCCAATAACTCTTCTACCATGATCA